GCCCTGTAGGGTGCTGGTACTGCTACGCGCGGAAAATGTACAAGCGATTCGGATGGGAATCAATGCTCACTCTAGAGCCAGATCCCCTTGAAAAATATGGTCGAATCCCTGACGGGTCACGTATTTTTGTTTGCTCGACGATGGAAATGTTTCATCCGAAAATCACGGGACATTGGCGGGATCATATTTTCGGAGAGATTGGAAGTCGTCCCGGCCTGACCTTCATCATTCTGACGAAGATGCCGGAGCGGATCGACCGACCCATGCCGGACAATGTGTGGCTTGGGGTGAGTGCCGAAGGCGTAAACGATTGGTGTCGAGTTCGGGAACTATCGAAAATCAATGCCCTAACTCGCTTTGTTTCTTTGGAACCATTCATTGGCGAATCGCCCGGATTCGGCCCACCGAGGGAATTTGATTGGCTAATCATCGGACGACTAACGGGGCATGGAAGAAAATATAATCCAGATCCCAAGTCAATCCGCAGAATTGTCAGTCGAGCCCAGGCCCTAGGCGTTCCCGTCTTTCTCAAGAACAACCTCCGCGAGATTTGGGGTAAGCCGTTGATTCAGGAGTTCCCAAGATGATCCGTCTCGTCATCTACGGCCAACCCGCCAGCAAGAAAAACTCCATGCAGTTGGCGCGGATAAAGGGTCGGTTCTTCCCGGTCCCTTCTGCCTCGTATCGCCGCTGGATGACGCTGGCGAAAAATCAGGTCCGGGTCCAAGTTGCCGGGATCGAGGGGCTTCCCATAGAAGCTCCGGTTGCGGTCAAGGTGCTGGCCTATCGCCATACTCGTCGGAAGATCGACCTCCCGAACATCTTGTCGGCCGTGGACGACATGCTCGAGGCCTATGGCGTGTTGGCTGACGACGTCCAGGTCGAGTCGCATGACGGAAGCCGGAAGATCCTCGGCGTGCCGGAGGATGAGGCAAGAGTCGAGATCGAGATTGAGGAAATTGCAGTCCCTAAAAAGAGAACTCGCCCCCGAAGGGTTGAGAATAAATCTTAGGAGGACCACATGACACAATTTAAGTTTTCTCTCGGAGAAACGCTGAGAGAGATTATCACGGGCCTTGAGGGCGTGGTTATGGCAAGAGCTGAGTATTTCACTGGTTGTATCCATTATGCGATCCAACCGAAGAAGCTCACCGACAAGAACGAGATGGCTGACTGGGCTTGGATTGACGAGAAGAGGCTTGTCTCGACCTACCAGAAGATCCACTTTTCCAACGAAACCGGGGAGGCTTCTGCGGGAACTCAAGCCAAGGTGGGCGGTCCAAGTCCGAATCCGCCGTCGATCGGTTAGGGAGGCAAGGAACTCATCGCCCGGGCGGGCGAGGGAAATAGATCTGAGGAGCGTGAAAAATGGGAACGCTAGGCTTTCATCATACGGCCGAAACAAGACAAAGAATGTCTGAGGAACGAATGGGTCGGCCCAGAAGTGCGGAGACAAGAAAAAAGATGTCTGAGGCCAAAAAGATATTGTTTGCCAATCCAAACAGCGACGAGACAAGGCAAAAAATGTCTAAGGCTAAGAAGATATTCTTCGCTGACCCAGAAAACCTCAAGAAGGTGAGTGGCCCTAATCATCATCACTGGAAGGGTGGGAGATATGTCGGGCACAAAGGGTATGTCTTTATTCTCGATGGCAATAAGTATGTTTTGAAAAGCCGCAAAATAGCAGAGGCCGCCCTGGGGCGATCGTTGAAGAAGGACGAGGTTGTCCATCACGTCAACGGGAACAAAGGGGATAATCGAAACTGTAATTTATTCGTTTGTTCCCGGGCTTATCATGCGCAACTTCATGCGCGTATGAATAAACGCGCTGAAAATATTATTGAGGAGGCAAAAGGATGAAAAACATCCTCGCAATTCTTTTCTTGGTGGTTGTTTCGTTCTTGGCGTTGCCACTCGCCGCGGCCGACGGGTCGATGTTCGACTCCGCAACGGTGGAGCTGATCCTGCTTGGAGTGGGCGGCCTGACCGTCGTCGGGATCACGCAGATGGTCAAGACCTGGCTCAAGGCAAGCGGGGCCCTGGCCTACGTTATCTCAGCGGCCGTGAGCGCGATCGGGACCGCGTACTACCTGGTTAAAGCGGGAGCGTTCGCAGTTCCGGTCTTCGTGGGCTACACGATCTTCGTGTTCCTGTCCGCGAATGGGATTTATAAGAGTTCGGCCAGGGCGTAGCAGGCTGAGTAGGACAGGGTAAGTTCAGCGGGGGCTTGATAAAACAGTTATCAAGCCCCCAGGATTATGAGGGAAAATGCAAAACACTAAACCAGGAGGCTTCCGGGTCAAGAGGACATGCGTCCGCTGTGGCTATGAATATTATACCAAGCGATACTTAGCGGCCCGGACCAAGTATTGCTCAATGCTCTGTTTGAACAGGGCGAACGCAGAAACGGCGGCCAAGAGAAGGGGCGAGAATTGCCAGAACTGGAAGGGTGGCGTAACGCGAGATGCCGAAGGATATCTCAGAAAACAGGCCCCCCAACATCCTCGCGCACATGGAAACGGATATGTCCTTCTGCATCGGCTTATCCTTGAAGAGAAGCTTGGGAGATATCTTCTTCCAGACGAGGTTGCGCACCACATCGACTTCGATAAGACGAACAATAGGCCCGACAATCTAATGCCGATGAAAGCTAGTGAACATATCCAGTACCATTGGAACCATAAGGAAAAATGTCTATGAAATTATGAGCTCCGCGGGGCCCGGTGTTTTCCCTCCTTCCACTGGGCCCCTCTCCGGAGCTGGAAGTGAACCGCCACTTGAGCCATCGTGAAAACAGGGACATTATTGCAGAGATTGTATCCGAATGGAAAGGTCGGCATACGACCCATTACATTAGCGCTGCAGAAAAGCAGCGCGAGGTTGAGTTAATCCATCAGCGCTTTATATCATATGGCCAATATTGGCTGTGCCGACGATGTCAGCATCAATGCAAAATTCCCAACATGCCGAACTTAACGCGGCTCGTTTGCCAGAGGACGCTGGATTATAAGGACGAGGCAAAGGCCAGGGAGCATAATACATGAACGAGAAACAGAAGCTTTATCGAGCCAAGCGATTAGCGGCGATGATCCTCCAGCGCTCCGGATATCGGGTCGTTTTTCTTTCCGGAGACCCGATATTTGATATCGAGGCTACGCGAGCATCAGAAATGAGGAAGCTTTTAGTCTCGATGTCGCAGCTTTCGGAAAACGAGAGGGATAAAATCTCCGAAATAAATCTTCCCACTAGTTGCCACAAAGAGGTTTGGATTAAACATCCGAGAGAGGCAAAGTTCAAAATTGAGACAATATTATAAATCTTGTCAAGTGATGTTGAACATCATATTTTGCGATACAGCTATCATCAACTAAACCCACCTTTAGCATCATTTTCCTGATTTTGTAAAAAATACGACCCTTATATTGTCCTCGTGAAGCAAGAGGACCACGTCAAGGCCGCTTACCTCCGAGAATGGGCGGTTCGCTATGGTTGGGCCTGGATCGGCACGCCCTATAAATGGGGCGGGGATGATTTCTCCGGGTTCGATTGTTCGGGTTTCGTCGTCGAGGTGCTCCAGGGCGTCGGCATCCTACCTCATGGCCGTGATTATTCGGCCAACGATCTCTACTCGATCTTCAAGCCATCACGTGTTGAAACCGGCTACGCCGGATGTCTGGCGTTCTGGATCGATGAAGAGGGGAGGGCTTGCCATGTGATGCTTATGGTGGATAACCAGCACGTGATTGGGGCCTCAGGAGGCGGGCCTAATACGGCCACACTTCCGGATGCAATCCGCGAGAACGCCTATATCAAACTGAGGCCCCTCACATATCGCAAAGGAACGCCCGTCATCCTCGATCCCTTTTTGGGGGTTCTCTCATGAGCATTCTTACCGCGTTGCCAGCAATCATCGGCTTTCTTCCGAACATCTTTCGAAAAAAACCGTTCCAGCTCTGGTATTGGAACAGCCAGAAATGGGAGACCAAGGGCGGCCCCATGTCCTCCCGCCAATGCCATCGACAGAAAGCCGCCCTCGTCAGCATCGGGATGGATGAAACGCGATTCGTGATTCTCAGGAAAGGCGTTGAGCCGCCCCCGTTTGGACCTCAAGGAGGAAAGCCATGACCGACCAGGGGAAGAACAACACGCGGATCGTCCTCGCGGCGCTGGCGATAGTCACCACAGTCGTCACCCTCGTCATAGCGCCGCTCGTTCGGGGCAACTCGTCGAATGCCGAGATACTTCAGCGCCTCGCCAGGCTCGAGGAATGTACCAGGAAGATCGAGTTTGTTCCGGAGAGGGTCGCGGCGCTGACCGAGGCTACGTCCGGGCTCAGGGTATCCATCGACAGGCTCGAGAAGAAGCTCGATAGCCATGTCGAGAAGGGGAAATGACAAAGGAATCATCGGCCATAAGCCGATTCGATATCAGGAGGTTTATCATGAAAAAGTATTTTTCTTTTGCGATCCTGACGGTGTTTATCCTGCTCGGGATCGGGCTTCTCTCCGGACAGGTGCCCGGGAAGTATCTCGGCTTTACGGCAGATCGCTTCTGGGACAACAGCGGCAACATCAGGACTGACGGGCGCATTGAGAGCTTTGGCTCCTCGAATGCGGTTCGTCTGTCCTACTCGGACAGTGTCTATACGACAGTCTCTGAGAGTAGCGTAGGCGACCTTACGGCCAGCGTTACGGGCGCCTCTGCGGTTACGCGGCGCGCCCTTGTCGGTGCCATGACGACCCCTGCCGCCTTTGCCTCTGGCAATCTCGTGGGCGTCCGCGGTTCTGTCACCATGCCTAATTCCTCAGCCGTGACGGGAGGCTATCTCTACGGTGCGCAAGGCAAGGCCATCACAGGCACCGGGGAATTCGCCGGGACGGCCCTGGCGGGCCTCTACGGCCAGCTCGATGTGACGGGCGGCACCATCACATCCGGACATGTCTCGCCCATTCAGTCAAACGTTTATGGCGCGAACAGCGGCGCTTATTCCGCTATCACCGGCCTTTATATTGAGCACGCGGGAGGCGGAGTTATTGACTCCCTCATCGAGGTTTTCGGCAAGTCGGATTACGTTTTTAGGATTGCCTCGAATACCCACACCCAGGTTTCAACGAGCGGGACTTGTACAACTCCTGGGCAGGCCCACGGCTGGCTGAAGATCATCGTCGACGGAGCGGTTCGCTACATCCCCTTGTCTGAAGCTGTGAGCTGAGGATGAACCGTAAGGTCACGATAAGCGTTAAGGCCCTCGTCTTCGGGGGCCTTTGCGTCATTCTCCTGTTCGTCCTGGGATTGGAACTCGTCCATCTTCATGGGTCACTTAAGAACGCTCAGCTCATCTTCCAGGTTCAGCAAAACTCCCAAAACATTCAGGCCTTGGACAGGGCCATCGGGGAACTCCAAGGGCAGATCGAGGAGATCAAGAAGGGGAAATGAAGATCCTCAAGGTCCCGATCTCTTCCGTCATTCCGTGGGACAAGAACCCCCGCGGTATCAAGACGGAGGATTTCGAGCGCCTCAAAAAGCAGATCCTCAAGCTCGGCGTCTATAAGCCGCTCGTCTGCTACCAGGCGGGCAAGAAGTACGTTGTCCTGGGCGGGAACATGAGGATCCGAGCCCTCCAGGACTTGGGTCTCAAGCGGGTCGAGATCAGCGTTGTTAAGCCCGCGAGCGAGGCGCAGAAGATCGAGTACGCGCTCTCCGACAACGATCGGGCCGGCTATTACGAAGACGACAAGCTGGCAGAGCTCGTCTTCCCCTACATGGCCACGCTCAACCTTGAGGACTTCAAGATCGACATCGGCCAGGCGTTGGACCTCCGATCGCTCCTCGAGCGGTTCGGCCCCGACATTGACGAGAAGGCCGACGCGGTTCCTCCCATAGACGACTCGCCGCCCAAGACCAAGCGCGGCCAGATCTTCCAATTGGGGCGGCACCGGCTCGTGTGCGGGGACAGCACGAAGGCGGCGGACGTCGCGCGGCTCATGGATGGGAAGAAGTCTGACCTGATCTTTACGGATCCTCCGTACAACGTGGATTACGGATCGTCGAAAAACCATCCGTCGTGGAAAATCCGTTCTATCGTCAACGACGACATGGACGATGCCGAATGGCTCAAGTTTAACCAAGCCATAATTGAGATCTTCAAAACGAACCACCGCGGCGGGGATATCTATGTGTGGGGAGCCTCCGGGCCCGCTGGCATGCAGCAGCGCCTGGCACTCATCGAGGCCGGAATCCACTGGTCTTCGACGATCATCTGGAAGAAACAGCAGCTTGTCCTTTCGCCGGCCAGGTACCAACGTATGTATGAGCCTTGCTTTTACGGCTGGCTGAAGAAGAGCAGCTTCCGCGGGGATCGCAAACAGACCGAGATCTGGGAGGTCAATCGGCCCTCCGCTTCCGATCTGCATCCGACCATGAAGCCGGTGGAGCTCTGCGCCAGGGGGATCGTCAACTCGAGCAAACCAGGTCAGATCGTCCTGGACCTTTTCCTTGGATCGGGATCGACACTCATTGCCTCAGAGATCTCAGACCGTGTCTGTTACGGGATGGAAATTGATTTGAAGTACTGCGACCGTATTATCCAACGCTTCTCCAAGTTCACCGGCATCTCGGAGAGGGAAATCAGGAAGTCTTCGAAATGAAAGTCAAAGTTGTGAAGCTCAACCACCCATTCAAGATGGACCAGCTCAATCTTGAGAAGGTGGAGGTTGTCGCCAGCATGGGACTGATCGATGAGCAGATCGCCGTCATCCTCGGCATAAGCCCCAGGACCCTGAATTACTGGAAAAAACACCCCGCTTTTTTGCAGTCTCTTAAAAGGGGGAAGCTCAAAGCGGACTTTCAGATCACTCAAAGTCTCTATCAGAAGGCGAAGGCCGGCGACACAACCGCCATGATCTTCTGGCTCAAGAACCGGCAACCGGATAAATGGCGGGACCGTCAAGAGGTTTACGCGCCGGGCGTTGAGAGTGCCCTTTATGAGATATCAAACAGGTTCCTTCCTGCCATGCGCAAGGGGGCAAAGACGCGGAGCGATGAACCGAAATGAAAAGGCTTGTATTAACGCTCATCGTCATGGGGCTTGCCATGAATAGTGCCGCCGCGGCCGGCGAGAGGTCCCGGGTCAATCTGAACCAGGTGCTTAACCATAAGCACAGCGGCCTTTTCCGGGCGACCGAATCGGAGCTCTTGGTCTATGGAGGCGCCGGCGCCGGCAAGTCATATTCAATCGCCGATAAGCTTTTTCTGCAGGGGATCATCAACCCCCATGAGCGGCAGAAGATAGTCGTCATTAGGAAGACTCTGGCCAGCCTCCGCAAGTCGACGTTAGATATCATCGAACGCCGGGCCGCCGCCCTCCACCGTCCCTTTCGGCTCGATCGGAGCTCTTGGACAGCACAATGCGGCAACCAGACTTGGGTCTTCACGGGTATCAATAATCGCGAGGATTACCAGAAGATCAAGTCTCTGACGGATGTCAACTTCATCTGGGTGAATGAACTGACGGAGCTCCGAGAGGACGATTACAAGGAGCTTTCCCTGCGGCTCCGCGGCGCGGTCTCCAAGAGCCGTTTCGGATACCGGCAGCTCATCTCTGACTTCAACCCCATCGGCAAGACGTCATGGATCTACGAACGCTTCTGGCAGAAGTTACCTCATGCCGCCAAGAAGCTTCGGTACACGGTCCTCGACAACCCCTGGGCAGAGCCTGAGTATATCGCCCGCCTAAAGGCGACGGCCAAGGACGACCTGAACTTCCACAAGATCTACTTCCTGGGCGACTGGGGCGAGCTCCAAGGGATCATCTTCAGCTGGGACGTTGTGCCGCTTCCGAACATCGCCTTCGACGAGACCTTCTATGGCGGCGACTTCGGCTACACGATCGACCCCGCGGCGCTCGTGAAGATCTACCGGAGGGCCAATGAATACTGGCTCGAGGAGAAGATCTATCAGACCGGACTTACAAACCCCGACCTGGCCGCCTTATGCCTGAGCTCGGACGTCGGCGTCAAAGAGACCGATGATACCTACTGGGATTCAGCAGAACCCAAGAGCATACAGGAGCTCAATGACAACAGCCTGAACGCTAAGCCCAGCCTCAAAGGTCCCGACAGCGTCCGGGCAACGATCGACTTCCTGCTCTCCAAGAAGATCCATATCGTCGAGGGCTCTCCAAACCTGATCAAGGAAGTTCGGTCATACGTGAGGAAGAAAGACAAGGATGGCCATGTGCTTCCGGTGCCGATCGCCTTCAATGATCACGCGATCAAGGCGGCCGGTTACGGAATCTATACTCATGCGCATTCCGGGCCCGAAGTCTTCATTGGGCAATCCGGGGGAGACGTCTATTGAGCATAATCCCAGGTCGAAGAACAAGGCGGGAACTCCAAGCGTTGCGAGGAGATTTCAATTTACTCCGCACGGAAAACGAAGATCTCCGGGAAAAAGCGCACTTGCAGGCGCTTATCATCGATGATATTACCACGGCGACCACGGCCGGTTCCAAGAAATATGTCGGTAACTCTTATCGTGATTATCTGACGACCATTCAAGAGATCGCCCGTAAATATGAGGGTGTAGCAGAATGGGGGTCCCTTGAAACCGGGAACATCATTGATGTCCGTGGGGCCTTCATCATCGGCCAGGGTGTCGCCATTGTTCCAGCCGACAACGACAAAAAGACCAAAGACTCCGAGGAAATGAAGTTCGTCAAGGCCTTCATGGACTACAACGACCTCGATCGTGAGATGGCACAGGAGTTCGCGAAAGAAGGAGAGATCGAGGGTTGTTTCCTTGGGGAATTGGTTTGGAACGAAAAAGCTCAGATGGTCTCGCTAAGGTTCCAAAGTCGAGTCGACCGGAATTATACCATCGCCCATGAGCCAAAGGACTATGCCTCATACTTAACTGCGACCTGGAGAGATCCGAACACGTCGATCGACACTGTTCTCAAGGAGCCCGATTTCGTCTATGCGCGCTTCGGCGGCAGGGTTCATCTTCCTAACCGACCTATGCCGAAAGTTGGTAAATGCCTGACGCAGATCGAGTCCATCGATAAAGCGCTCCGCGATTGGCGGGAGATCAATCATCTGTTCGCGGGCCCCGTGCCCGTGATCGAATGCTCGACCGCAGCTGATGCCAAGGCTATGGATGCGGCGGCCTCCAATATCAACTGGAAACTCCGCAAGATGGTCACCATTGCTGGCCATCTTGCTTTTGCGTCTCCTAACCTCCAGGGCGGCAGCGAGGCTCTCGAAAAAGAGATCATCACGAACGCCAAGCTGGTCAGCGGGACGACCGGTGTGCCGATCGGTTTCATGGGATTCGGGGACTTAACGACAAAGCTGGGCTCGTCTTCAGAAATATCCGGAGCTCAGATCGAATCTTCGACTTCGAAAGAGCGATTCGTTTGGATCGGAAAATATACCGAGATCATCAAGAAGGCAGTGGCTATCCGTAATGCGAATAGCCAAAAAACTCCACTCGACGCTTCGAAGGTCAGGGTCATCATCCCCTTCATAACAGCTGAGTCCTGGCAGCGGATCATCGACGTCTTTCTGCCGCTTTTTACGGCGGACGCCATCGATCTCTCGACGTTATTGGCCCAGATACCGAATGTAGATGTCGATGCCGAGATGGAGAAACAGACGGAGCGAAACGCCAAAAAGCTCGAGCGGTTCAATGAACCGGATGAGGACGAGGAGGAATCTGATGAAGGATAAATACGCGCCAACAACGAGTAATACTCAGCCAATGAGGCCGGAATATCCGGCGGTGAGGAAGCCCGCCAAGGGGCCCTTGCTGACGACTTCGAATGTGGTGGTTGAGCGCCAGCCCCGGGTCGCTTCCGAAGAAGAGGATGTAAAGCCCGCCATGATCCCATCAGTCTCCAAGCGTGGGCGACGGGCAAAGGCCTAAACGTGTTTCGAAAGTTCCGTCTCTGGAGAATCCGCCGGCAGGCCAGGAAGGTCCGGGCCATCGTCAACAGGATGGATTCTGCGATGCTCCGCATGAGGATCCCGAGGCAAGGGCGCCGGCAGATATGGCGGGACATCATCAAGAGCGCCAACGTTCGGGATGAAGCATTCAGGAGCCTTACGGGAGAGCAAACATGAAGATTCTGGCTCAAATTCTTGCGATGGCTGATTCGGAGATCCTGGGGCTTATCTCTCCGCGGACGATCAAGGACATTAAGCGAGAGGATACGAATCCTGTCTTCAAAGTCTTTCGCGTTGGCCAGGAAGGCGAGAGCCGGCCGCGCATTGTCGGCATCGGCACGACAGTCCAGCGATGGTATCAATCCGCCATCGAGAAGCTTACGGAAAAGCTCGGGCTCGGGATCCCTGTCTATCACAACCATGCGGCCACGAACACGGGTGAGAACCGCCAGGCCATCGGTGAGATTGTCGGCAAGGCGCTCAAGAATATCGAGGGCTCATTGTCCTCCATCGCAGTTGCATACATCTATCCGCAGTTCAAGGATCTCCCGCTCGACGTGGCATCCATCGAGGCTGGCGTCATGGTCCCACAGGACAGGAGGGAATTCGATGTCAAGGATGTCGATATTTCGGAAGTCACGGGGATTGCCCTCGGCAATTCCTCGATGAATAAACCGGCGTTCCCCGGGGCAACGCTTCTAGCGCAGCTCCAGGCATTCGCCGAGAAACCCCATCAAGGAGACCACAAAATGACCCTGGAAGAAATCAAGACGGCGATCCAGGAGGGTAAGTTCGGTCCATCGGACGTGTTCGCGCCCTTGGCCCTTACCTCAGACCCCTTCATCAAAGAGCACGTGGAGGAGAAGATCAACAACGCAAAGGGCTATCAGATTCGGAAACTCCAGGACGCTGAGGCGAAGGCCGCAACCCTGGAAGTGGAGAAGAAAGCCCTGCAGGACGAGCTGGCGTCTTCAAAGACCAGCGTGCTGAAAACCAAAGCTCGGGAATCGTTTGAGACGGTGCTCACCGAACGGCCCAAGCTTAAAGAGGACGAACGCCTTGTCAAGTTCATCCGCAAGTCATTCGATAAGTCCTTTGCGCCGAAGGACGAGGCCAAGGTCAAGGACGAGTTGAATAAGTTCGTTGATGACCAGGTGACCGAGTTCACGGAGCTGATGGGCGATTCGAAAGGCGCCGGCGACAAGGGCGGGAAGACCGAAGCGGAGAGGTCCGCTGCGGCTGCTGCCCTGGCCGCTGAGGAGAACCGCGACAAGACGAACCTTCTCGATCCGAAGAACAACGATTTGATCCCAGCCTGACTTAACGACAGGCGGGAAGCCATAGGAGGCAATTATGGCCATCACAGGCATTCAACTGCGGTGCGGGAGCGACAAGACCAAGTCGATCACGATCACCGCCCCTTCCGGCGGGGTTGTTGCCGGAGCGATGGATTTCATCGGCGACACCATCGGAGTCTATTACGAGACCAAGGCCGTAGGGCTTGACGTCGCCATGTGCATTTCGGCGCACAAGATCCTTCTCCCCAAGATCGCGGGATCCGGGCTGACGATCGCCCAGGGCGCGAAGCTTTACTTCACCGACGGCGAAGCTGGGGTGAGGGGAACGGCTGGGGGGACCCTCTGCGGGCGGGCGCTCAAGGCGGCCGCTGCGGACGACGACACGATCCTTGCCGTCTTCAACGGGGAAGTGGCCGCGTAAAGGAGCATGACCATGAACAAAATCTTTTCAGACCTCAGCAAGCTCGATTTCTCGACCAAGGAAGGTCGGGACAAGGTCTTCGCGGCCGTACAGTTTTTCGCTTCGGGCGAGAGACAGAAAGCCGACGCCCAGCGCATCCAGAAGGCGCTCCAGGCGTTTGGCTCTTCGGGCGACTTCCCCGCAGCCGCGAATCAGATCCTCGAGAAGTTCCACGCTACCCCGGCTTACGATACCGGATTCGAAGAGATATTTGACATCCGGGACTTCACCGGGACCAGCGAGAGCGGCTTCGATATTCTTGACGTAGAAGATGGGTTGGCCTTTGCCCAAGTCGCGCTCGGTGATAAGGCCCTGATCTTCAAAATGGCCGGGACCAAGGTGTCGGTTGCGTTCAATATCTACGGCGGCGGTCTTGGCTGGAGCCGGACGCTCATCGACGACAAGAAGTACTGGACACTCGAAGATAATGCCGCGGCATTCGTCAATAAGGCGGCAGAGCACAAGGCGGCCAGCTTCTACGCGTTGATCGAGGCTATTGGAGCTGGGCAGAATATCGCCTGGCAGGCCCCGGATCCGGCGGCCCTCGCCAACACAGACGTTCTCTACACGGCCAACCGGGACGCCCAGACGCTCAACCTTGCAGCCCAGACGATGTTCTTGAACCTCAAGGACAAGGGCTACGGCATCACCCCTGCGAATACTCCAGTTCTCATTGTGACTCCTTTGCAGCTCGTCGGTCGGCTCAACAAGGCCCTGGGGCTTCTTCTCCAAGGGTTCGCGGGATCGCCCAACCAGGTTAGTTACAAGTTCCGACTCGTTCCGACCACCATGTTTGGGGCGACCAATGTCTATTATCCCTGTATTCCCAAGATCAAGGCTAAGGGCGGAAACCGCATGAACCTCACGATCTATAACAAGTTCGATGAGGAAGCCTACACCGATATAGCGGTGGGTTGGATGCGTTACGGCGGTGCCATCGGTGACCAGGAGCAGTTTCAGCGCTGCGCTATCGCTTAACCATAGGCTAGGGGAGGCGTGATCCTTTGACAACGCAGACGGGAGGGTCGGGCAATCGGCCCTCCCGCCTTTTTCTTTCAACGTGAATAAATGATGAGCCAAACCGAAATACTGACGATGCGATCTCCTCGGGTCAACGCGATCCTGCAACACTCAATCGCTGCCCGCGAAGCCGCGGCTCGAGCCCGGACGTATAGGAATGGGCAAGCGGCGATTTCGACCGTTCAAGGGCCAGCCTGGGAGATGCTGCCCGACGGCCCATGGCAGAGCAAGCGGG